TGCACATCCCGATAACAGCAAGGAAACGGCGAGTAGCGCGAGTAAACATCGCAGTTTCTTTATCGGGTTCACCGAAGAGATTTTTTTGTAGATCCGCATTTGCTCTTGATACTGCAAGGTCTTTTGCTAGTTCCCTTTTTTCTGCTGCCGCTTTCTTTTCAGCACTTGCGGCGACAATTCCACCAACCATTTTGAGGATCGACCCCATTCCGGTGGCGCCAAGTGTCGATACGAGCATTGTAATAAGTCCAAACATAACATTTACTTCTATTTAGTCTTGACAGTTTTTTTAAAAAAGAGTATAATTCTTTCAATCAAACAAATCCAGCCATGATCAACCTATCAAGATCTTTTTAATAATGATAGTATTTATTCGATTCTTTTACTTATTTTTTACACAATTAGGTGTTGACAAATGATAATTCTTATCCTAGAATACTTGTATGAAAAATGGTTATGATTTAATAAGAATAGATGGTCAATGGTTCGCTATCGAACAAGTTGATGGAGATTCCGTTTGGGTTTCCAATGATGATGGAGCTGAGTTTGAGTTTCCTACCAGTGTGCTTAAAGAGAATACTCTTTTCACCCATAGTAAGTAAAGTTAGTTTTACATGTTTTTTACACGATATCGCCTTGACATTGGAATCAAACAAGTCATAATGTGGGTATAGTTATGAGAAAACCAAAAACAACTAAGTTCGCCCATGCGGTAGAATCGTTTGAAAGAAAGTTAGAGGATTCTCTATTTTCAGTTTTGACTCTGATCGGTAAAGTTTTATTTGGATAAATTATGAGAAAAAGAAAAACAGTTGAAGTCGCCGAGTTGCGAGAAACACTAAACGCGATGTTAGAGAATGTGGGTCAAATAGAAACCCATCCTAATCGGTACACAAATCGTGACGAGAATGGACTTGAAACTCCAAAGACACCTGCTGATTTTTATCGGATGGGAATCATAAACGTTCTTGAGTCGGTTTTACACGGCACCGGAAATTATCATGGGTTTGGTTATGACACCAAGAAGAACTCTCCGTTGGCCTCAACTCCAATGAAGCGTTATTACTACTAAAGTTTACAAGTTTTTTACACAATATCGCCTTGACTTTCGTTTCAAAACCTCTATATTAGAGTTATAAATTATGAGTAATCCAGAAAAAAATCCTGTTTTTAAGATGAAAATCGACAACCTTGAGATTGTCAGTGATGGAAACGTTCCGTCTGACTACCTTGATTTCGAACCAATCGCTCCGGACGAGTCTGATATCGCCGAAGAGCTTGACTTGTTGGGGACTTACATAGACTTCTAAATTTTTTCATAACGCATGGGGCGAGAGAGTTTTTCCTTTATTTCTTATTTTTCTCTCTCGCTCCTTTTACTTTCCTTTTACAAATTAAGACTTGACTTTCGACTAAATTCTGACATACTGTTTTATAGATGATGAGAACAATACTAATTACAGCCTCTTTCATTTCTGCCCTTCTTGCGATTACCGGAGAAGGTTCTCAGTCAAAGATTCGGTTCTCCGATGAGATCGTTGCCGCTACTTTGATTCTTGAAGCAGGTGGTGAATATCACGAAGGTGCAATGGAATCGGTCAACGAAGTGATTGTCAACCGAGCATCGAAACGGAATAAGTCCGAAGCGATGGTATGTCTTCAGAAGTACCAGTTCTCTTGCTGGAACGACAAAGACGCTCGGGCCGGAATCAGTAAGGCGATGAAACATCCTCGTTGGGGTGAAGCATTGCGGATTGTTCAAAGTCCAACCACAAACTACACGAAGGGTGCGGATCACTATCACGCTGATTACATCAAAAATCCTTATTGGGCGAAGAGTATGACTGTTACTACTAAGATTGGCCTTCATATCTTTTACAAATAATGATGAACCCATTATCAATCTATCAACTCTATCGCGACGAATTTCCCGGCGTATTCAATCCTATGACAACCACAATGACACAACTCGAACTTCCTCTAATCTGGCCGGAAGATCTCTATCCTGAAACAATCTTCGATAAATATGAGACGGAGTATTACGTGACTTTTAGAGTTGAAGACGGAGCAACTATGTCTGGAAAGGTCATTGGTAGACGAAAGAATGGTGACTATATTGTTGATCCTGGCGGAAGTGGTTATTATCTCTTCGAGGCAAGCTTCGATCAAATTGTAGACATCCAAGCAGAAACTTTTTAATATGGCAAAACGTAAATTCTTAAAAAACGGTCTGGTCGCCGCTACCGAGTCTAAATGGACTGGTGAAGAACCAACATGGCACGATGTTGATACGTGGACTGATGAGAAAAAGAAGAAGACTTTTGGTCGGGCTCTGAACTTCTACAACTACTATCTTAACACCGATGACTATTTCCCTATCATTGAGGAGTATGTCAAATCGATAGATCGCCCAAACAGCAACACTACCTTGAAGATGATTCGCAAGGCGCCAAAGTGTATCGAGATCGTGAGTTGTGGTAAACTCGCAAGGATGATGAATATGGGAATGCCTAAGTACCACAACGATGTGGACTATGGTGTAGAGGTAGACAACTATCTACGAAAGATTTCGACTCTAGTTCCTGTTGAAAGGAATACCACAAAGGCCGTCAAGAAGAAAGTATCGGTTTACGATATTATGCAGGAACGTATCCGCGAAGGAGTTCTTGTGCGTATGGATGAGATGTTGGATGAATGGATTCTCAACACTACTACCAAAGTTTTCAAGATCAATGTGGGATCTCTACTGAAGAGTGTAAACGCCCCGATCAGTTCTCTTGGAACCGTTGTCGGTTGGATCAATAAACAAAGAGATGAACTGATTGAAGCCCGAGACAAGATCAATCCTGATTCGGTCGAAGGTTACTCCTATCTCAAGAAGCCCGCAATCAAGAAACGAATCGCTCTTCTGGAAGAGATGTTGAACGATGTGGAGATCTACAAGTCTACTAAGAAAGCAGCTCGGAAACCTCGGGTAAAGAAACAGAAGAGTGCTGACAAGTTGGTCGCAAAGATGAATTACCTGAAGTCTTCACCTGACTATGGAGTTGCCTCGGTGAATCCGATCAAGGTCGTAGGATCTATTAAGGTCTATCTCTTCAATGAGAAGTATCGCAAGTTGACAGTTCTTTCAACTACCAGTCTTTCCGGACTCTCGGTAAAGGGAACTACTATTCGCGATTATGACGAAAAGAACTCCTTCTCTATGAAGATAAGGAAACCCGAAGAGATACTGCCAATCATTGTAAGTAAAACTGATAGACAGATCGCAAACGCTCTCAAGAAACTCACAACTAAGAAAACTTCGGCAAATGGTCGAGTCAACGATAACACCTTAATACTTAAAGCATGATGACAGATGAAATACCTATCAAACCCGTAATCACTTTTGATGAACTTCGAATAAAGGTTGAGAAGTATGTTCATGGAGATCAGATGTCTTACACCGAAGCAATAGTTGACATATGCAAGGATAAGGATATTGATCCGGAAGACATTGCAAAGATTATCAAGGGGCCGTTGAAAGACAAACTAGAAGCCGAAGCAATGGAACGGAACATTATCAAAAGAACAACTGCATATCTTGTGTGAATGGTTATACTGCATATCAAATTTACCTGTCTCTTAAACTTCATTTCACAAATGAGTCCTACGATGCAACCAAGTATGCTTTTAAGACCAGCGCTAACGAATCAGCATTCACGAGAAGAAAGGATCGATTCTTTTTTGAACGAATAGGACGAAAGTATAAGGAGACTGATATTGTTATCGACTACTTCACTGCGAACTTCCTTGCCGGAGTCAAGTGGATAGGAGATATGAAAGAGGAGAACTACTCAAAGTATGTCAAGAGAATGGAGTCTCTTTCCTATGGATTTGAAAAAGATCTTAACACTCTTTACGAACAATGCGACTCCTTTGATAAGATCTGTACAAGCACGATTGCGTTTGACTGCCTTTTGGCTGAAGAGATCTCAATCGAAACAGTTGCGATCATCGATCTTCTGGTAAACAATCTTCGACGGCTCAAGAAAGATATTCGAGATCCACTTGGAGTCTACACCGAACAAATTGAAAACATTTCAAAGTATAAATTACTTCTATCTCGAAG